CCGCTGCACTACATTCAAACTCAAATGAAGCTGCTTCACGCTCTGCCGCTGAGGCATTAGGACGTAAAGCACGAATGGCTCGAAACAATGAAAAGTTACCCACTTCATCATCAGTTAAACCTAAATTTGCATCATTGGCTTTGGTAGGCTCAGTGATAGGTTTGCCCTGACGTTCATGCATTTTGTCTAAAATTGCGGTTTGAAATTCTGCTGGAGATTTACGTTGTTCAACATACTCAGCGGCAAGCTCAGGCATGTTGTATTTTTTACCTAGTGCCAACAAGTCACGAACACGATTATGTTCCTGATCTGCACCACGGGTTGCTGTATCATCGGCTGCACGAACGATTTCGATTGCACCAAAACGCTCACCTTTGTCATTGATTTGTTGACGGCAGTAATTGCCATCTTTATCAGTAAAATGATCCCAATTCATACGATATGCTCTTTGCTGATTCGCTGGAATAGTTGCTATAGGATCATTTTGTTCAACAGGCGGAATAATTTCATTATTCACTTTTTCACCTGAACGACCAACGCCAACATCATCATCCGCAGGAATAGAAACACAAGAAATTTCATAAGGTTGCCATGATGTGATTAAATACACATCATCATGTTCACGTTGTTCTTTCAGAATGGCTTTATTAATGATGTAACCCACACTAATTTTTGTACGGATTAAGTCATTAATATCTTGCAAAATATCTTCACCACGCGCTGATTTACTCAGACGAACGATGGCACGGCCTTTACGCTGAGATACATCTAGCCAAGCGCTTTCAACCACACCCACCTGATCACGCGAATTGTGATCCATGAGGAACGGTGCTCGATTATTTAATCGGGATAGATCAATTGCCCCTTGGCTATGATCTAAAATTTCAACACCAAACCAACGCCCAACTTCTGATTCGCTAGAAAATGAAAGCTCAACCGTTCGCTTTTCAAGATCAACCTTAAAATCATCAACTACATAACTACGAACCAGTTTGTCTTTGTTAAAATCTGGTAAAGGCTTGGTCTGAGAACCATCACGCTGCATAACTAAGCCGATTAAAGATCGAAGTTTATACTTTTGCATTACACACCCTCTTTTGGTCGGCCTACTGCGCCACTCACTGGTTTCTTACCCATACTTGCCAAAATCATTTCTTCAGCAGTTTCTTTACTAATACCCTGCTCCACCAACACATCAATCATGGCGCGAGTATCTCTGGCAATTTCTGCCCATACAGTTTGTGGATCTCGACCTTGCTCACGTATTAACGAACCAGGTGAAACCAACATGTTATTTTTAGATTTCTCTGCTGCTGCAACATCGCTTGATGGATCAATCCACTGCCAACGGCGTGGTTGCCATGTCACAGATTTATATCGATCAATATCAACAGCTTTCAGTAACACATTGCCCTTACTGATCGCACCCTTTAATAAGGAATATTCAAGCCAAGCGTAATAAATTGGTTCAATTAAGCTTTCGATCAGCCATTGTTGTAATTCTTTCCAGTGTTCACGCTCATCTAGTGTGCCCTGCCGAATACTAGAAAAGGTCACTCCCTCTAAGTCAGAAGCAAGATTGTTATATAAAACACCCATGCCAGCTGCCATTGAGCGCAACATAGCTTTATGAAATGGTAAAAACTCACCGTTTGGATAATTGGGCGACCATTCTTTAAATTCTGCACCTTCTGGCAGAACTGGAACTTCACCCGCTTGTGATTCGATTTGAATCTCATCTTCCTCATCATCAAATTCAGGGCCATGACCCTCTTTCCACTGGATAAAGCCCATTTTGTTGGCAGAGGTACGTGCATTCACAATGGCTGAATCTTCAAACTCAGCCAGTTGCTTCATACGAAATAGACTGGTTGCCGTCCATGGCAGACCGCGCTTTTGACCAATAATGTCTTCCAAATATCCATGAATCACATCTTCAGCAGGTACACGAATATAATTGGCTGAACCAAAACGGTATTGAGTTTCTTGAGCATTGGCAGAATCAAAGTAATAAGCCACTGGGCGACCATATTGATTAAACTCAATACCTTGTCGAATGAAGTTACCACTGCGTATTTGATGATTGCTGTAAGAAATAGGGCAACGTTGTGCATCAATCATCTGAACAGCAAAGCCCATAGGTCCTGCTTCACTTCCGCGAATGATTCGCACAAAAAATTCACCGTCTTTGGCTGCTGAAATAATGCAAGCTCGTTGGATTGATCGCCAAGATTTTTTACCTTGAATATCGCAATTGTGCTTTTTACCCCAGTTATCCCAAGCAAGCTCAATCGCATCATTGGTTTTATTATCGAGCTTACCTGCATTATTTGTGATTTGTGCCTGTAGCAATACCCCTTGTGGACCTACAATGTTTTGATGGCACAAACGCAAATATTGTTTTCCATAATCATTGTTGGCACATTGCTCACGACTCCGAGCAACTAAAATACGTTGATAACGCTCAATGATTAAATCGGCTGGTAAAGGTGTTGATGGCCATTTACTGGTCAGACGGTCATTCACACCAGCTTTAAACATCCTCACTGCATTACGAAATACTCGACTGCCCTTTTTGACCAGTGAATCATTATCTAAGCCTTGATTGATTTGAGATACATCAGGTACTTCTGGAATCTGGCGTTTAAAAACATTCATCATAAGCCATTACTCCAAACGTACACGAATGACTTTACCGAAGATGCTTTTTCCACAAGCTTTGGCCTGTTCTCTAGACACTTCCGCACGATAGAAGCCGCGCAGTTTCACCAAAGTGTCAAAAGGGGTTCGGTACAATTCACGGTTATTAATGCGATAACGTTCTTGATCCAGCGTGGCACGGTTTTCAATCACCGCCTCAATTGCAGCTAAAGTTTTTTGTGCATGACTTCTAAGATCGCTATTTTCAGTAACGGTTGCTAGATCAGCTTTGATCTCCACTACACCAGATTCAATTTCATCAACTGAGCCAGTTGTATGAATAGCGCGTAATGAGTATCCGTAATGTCCAGCTTTATAGTTTTTGGTTATATCGGCAGGAATATTAAATAGGTGTTGATTGCCATCAGCTTGAGAATTTATGTCTATGGCGGAATTACCACGTAAATACGCAACTAAAGACCAACCGCTTGAGGCGGGGTAAGCCGTCAGATTCACCCGAAAATTTAGGGTGATACCTGCGGCGATTTGTTTTGGAAAGTATGTCATCTATTGTGGCTATCCTTATCCAATCACTTCAATAATTTTTGCTATCGAAGTTAGAATTGGTGCAGCTTGCAGAAAGAGTATTCCAATAATCACCAAACACCCGATGATGTAGGTCCATACCCTTAATGTTCTACTTTGAGATAACTTATCCATTACTTTATCAACCCTTAAATTTAGGTTAAAATTCATCTAAGCTTTAATCCTCTAGTGCTGTTAGTGGGTTAAACAAAAAGCTCATGATTGCCGTCATGGGCTTTTGCCTTTTCTACGGCGATAAAAAAACCCCGCATAATGCGAGGTTAGATAAAGTCAAAACTTAGTTCATTATTCAGTTTTTCATCAATTGTGCCGATTCATATTCCTGTTGATATGCATCTTCTTGAGATTTTGAAAACTCCAAATTATCTGAAACAAGACCTTCTACAATTGCAAATAGTCTTTTCATATCGCTAAATACTGTATCAGGCACGTTGTAGACCTTTTTTAGATACTCAGCCGTTTTTTCATGGTTATTACGGATGGCATCAATCATAACGGATAGATCTGCCACTTGCTCATATGCCAAAGCATAGCCTTCGGACATATCATTGGCATCGTAAGATTTTGTTGGGGTATTTGTTTTCACGGTTCACCCCTACTGATCTAGTTTGTTTAAAGAAAGTAGATTGCTGTATTTTGCATCTGTACTGATCAAACGACCAATGATTCCGTGTAAATCCAGAGATTCATTTTGCCAGTCATGGTTTTGGGCAATCTGGCAAAGTGTGGCATAACTACGCTCACCCAACAGTAACCTAGCTTCATAAGCGCCATTTTTAAAATGCTCATGGATGGGATAACCCATTTTAGGATTGATTTGGCGTATTGCATTACCAAACTGATCCCACCATTGGCTTAACCAAACCATATGTAGTACCAGATTTCGAATATTTGCTTCTTCTTCAGTGCTACGTAGCTTCATGGTTTCTAAAAAGTTGACAGCGTCTTGAAAGTGAATAGCCAGTAAATCTTTATAGCTGGATACTTTAAAGTGCTGGTGGTGTCGATGCCACATTTCTGTACGTTTCTTGACACTGCCCTCACAGCGACGATCAACAATTGCTTTAAGTTCGGTAATTTGGCGGTTATTGATTTTGATACGGGTTTCGAGTTGGTGTTTGGGTTGCTCTACTTCTTTTTCCAAAATATCTAAAACCCATTTGCGGAATTCTTTGGCAACGGCAGTCTTTGCAAACATGGAAATAAGATAGGCGCCACGTAATGAGAAAATCCGCATACCCAAATTGGGTAGCTGTGGATTTTCTATCACTTGCGTCATTTTATTAGTAAATTCATCTGCTTTACGGTTGAAGATTTTACTGACCGCATTTTCCTGTTTATAACCTAAAGTACGAGCTAATTCTGTAGATGTAATCCAAATTTGAGTGTCGTTTTGTTGTATGGGATGCAATTCAATTGCATTAAATGTTAAACTGTTCATATCAGTTTTCTCGCTGAAGATTGATAACTGGCCCCAATGTCCGTCGAAAGTTATTGGGGCTTTTTTATAACCCTAATAGGGATTTTTAATAATTTAATAT